AGACTAAAATGGGTAAAGGATTACTATGACGCAGTTAGTCTACATGACATTAGCCTACCTACTCCTGTTATGGCTGGCGTTAGGACGCCACAACGTCAGTTTAGTTCTTGCGTCCTTATCGAATCTGATGATAGTCTTGATAGTATCAACGCTACTACTAGCAGCATTGTTAAGTATGTGAGTCAAAAAGCAGGCATTGGCATTGGCGGTGGTAAGATCCGTGCTATTGGTTCGCCGGTGCGTAAAGGCGATGCATATCACACAGGTATTATTCCGTTCTACAAAATGTTCCAAGCAGCAGTTAAGAGCTGTTCACAAGGTGGTGTTCGCGGCGGCGCAGCAACAATCTATTATCCAATTTGGCATTTAGAAGTTGAAGACATGTTGGTGCTGAAGAACAACAAAGGCACAGAAGAAAATCGTGTGCGTCATATGGATTACGGCGTGCAGTTTAACAAACTGATGTATGAGCGTCTTATCACAGGCGGAGACATTACACTGTTCTCACCTAGCGATGTGCCAGGACTTTACGAAGCATTCTTTGCTGACCAAGACAAGTTCCGTGAACTATATGAAACAGCAGAGCGCAATACAAGACTACGTAAGAAAACTATTCCAGCAGCACAGTTATTCAGTGCGTTTATGGAGGAGCGTAAAAACACAGGACGTATCTACTTGCAGAATGTAGACAATGCTAACGAGCATGGTAGTTTCTTGCCTGAAGTTGCTCCTATTAGACAGAGCAACTTGTGCAGTGAAATTGATTTGCCAACCAAGCCACTCACAAGTTTAGATGATCCAAACGGTGAGATCAGTCTTTGCACATTGAGTGCTATCAACTGGGGCAACATCAAGCAACCAAGCGACTTTGAAAAGGTATGCACACTTGCAGTGCGTGGACTTGATGCATTGCTATCATACCAAGACTATCCTGTGTTAGCAGCAAAAAACAGCACAGACGGCAGACGTCCGCTGGGTGTAGGTATTATTAACTTTGCTTATTGGCTGGCAAAGCACAGCACAAACTACCAAGATCCCGACTTAGAACTGGTAGATGAGTATGCAGAAGCATGGAGTTATTATCTAATCAAAGCAAGTGCAGACCTAGCAGCTGAGCAAGGTGCCTGCTTGTGGAATGATGAAACCAAATACAGCCAAGGCATTACACCAAACCAAACATACAAGAAAGACTTGGATGAACTAGTAAAGCACAAAGAGCGTATGGACTGGAAAGGCTTGCGCAAGCAACTAAAAGAAACAGGCATTCGCAATAGCACACTAATGGCACTAATGCCAGCAGAAACAAGTGCGCAGATTGCAAACGCTACAAACGGCATTGAGCCACCAAGAGCATATATTAGTGTAAAACAATCAAAGCATGGTGTGTTGAAACAGGTTGTGCCAGAGTTCAAGCGTCTTAAGAACAAGTATGATTTGCTATGGGATCAAGTATCCCCAGAGGGCTATCTAAAGATCATGGCAGTGTTGCAAAAGTATATCGATCAAGGTATTAGTGTAAACACCAGCTACAATCCACAGTTCTATGAAGACGAAAAGATTCCAATGAGCACAATGCTACAACACATGCTAATGTTTTATAAATACGGTGGTAAACAACTGTATTACTTCAATACACATGACGGGCAAGGCGAACTAGATGTAAACAAGCTAGTAGGTGAAGAAAGTTTACCTGAACTTGAATCAGCACCAGTTGAAGATGAATACTGCGAAACATGCGTAATCTAGTTGACAACTAGTATAAATTATGCTACAACAATAAAAAAGGATACACACATGAGCGTTTTTGACACAACGAATAAGACTGATCACACCAAGGTTTTAGCTTTCCTAGATCCATCAGGTGGTCCGACTATTCAAAGATATGATACATTAAAGTATAAGAGCTTTGATGGATTGACTGATAAGCAACTAGGATTCTTTTGGCGTCCTGAAGAAGTAGACATCTACAAAGATGCAAAAGACTTCAAAGGCTTGACCGACCACGAGCAGCATATCTTTACAAGTAATCTTAAACGTCAAATCCTATTGGACAGTGTGCAAGGTAGAGCGCCAGTAGAAGCATTTGCTCCTATTGTGAGTTTGCCAGAACTAGAGAATTGGATCCAAACTTGGACATTCTCAGAAACTATTCACTCACGCAGCTACACACATATTATCCGTAATGTTTACAGCAACCCAAGCAAGGTGTTTGATGAGCTTATGGACATCGAAGAGATTGTGGATTGCGCAGGCGATATTTCAAAGTATTATGATGAACTGATTGAAACAAGCATGTATTACAATTTGCTAGGCGAAGGCACACATACAGTGAATGGCAAAAAGGTTGTGGTAGATCTTTATGAGCTAAAGAAAAGTTTGTGGCTTACATTGATGAGTGTGAACATCCTTGAAGGTGTGCGTTTCTATGTATCATTTGCATGTAGTTGGGCATTTGCTGAACTCAAGAAGATGGAAGGCAATGCTAAGATCATCAAACTAATTGCACGTGATGAGAACCTACACCTAGCAAGCACACAGATGTTGTTGAAGATCCTTAAAAAGGATGATCCAGACTATGCAAAAATTGCAGAAGAAACAGAAGCAGAGTGCATCCAGATGTTTGTTGATGCAGTTGATCAAGAAAAAGCATGGGCAGAGTATTTGTTCAAAGATGGTTCAATGATTGGACTTAACACACAGCTATTGAGCGACTACATTGAATTTATTTGTACACGCAGAATGACCAATGTAAATCTAAAGTCACCATACAACATCAAATCAAATCCGCTGCCTTGGACACAGAAATGGATCTCAGGAGCAGATGTTCAAGTGGCGCCACAAGAAACAGAAATCACAAGTTATGTATCAGGTGGCACCAAGCAAGATGTCAGCGAAGACACATTCAAAGGATTCAGCCTATGATTGAAATTTGGGGTAAAGACAACTGTGCATATTGTAGCAGAGCAAAGTCATTGTGCGAAACACGTGGCTACGATTTTGTCTATAAGCAACTAGGAGTTGACTTTGAACGTGAACAAGTGTTTGAAGCATTTCCAGGCGCTAGGACTTTTCCACAGATCAAAGTAGGTGGTAAAGTTGTTGGAACTTACAACGACTTTGTCAAATATTTAGAAGACACAGGTTATAACGGAACAGGTCATACTCTTTAATGGCTTACATTTTTGATAGAGATAATCAATCAGGAGTTCTATTCTTTTTCCACAAAGCTGGCACAAGCATGTTGCATGAAACAAAAAAGAACGCAGACTTTAATTTTATTCATAAGGAAATAAATCCTATTGGTGCAATTAAACCTTCGTATTATCATTATAAAAACAATTATGAAAGACACGAGCAGGCCTACCTCCTTGTTAGAAATCCCATTGAACGATTTTTTAGTGGATATTGGCACTACTGGAGACATTGGCAAACTGATCATGACAAAACAAGAGACTGGGTTAAAAAACGCTTGAATCGCCCTGTAGAAAACTATTCTATGGATGTACATCTTGACTTATTTAAGTCTTACTCAGTTAGCAAAGACAAAGTGGATCAGCACCACGATTTTGATTTTTGGGTACATTGTATGCATGATCTTGCAGACGAATATGTGACAGATATGAAAGTAGTAAAATTAGGAACTGTTCCTGACGATAAGTTTTTGAAAACTTTGTTAACTACAAAAGTTTACAATGCAAAATACAGCTTATCAAATAATTACGATTACCCAAAATTACATATAACAAAATCAGAAAGAAAATATATCAACAATAGATATAGAAGAGCAATGAACTTATTTGGATACGGAAATGATTATTGAAACACCATACAAAACCAACGACACAATCACACTTAAAACCACAGGCGGCGACGAAATTGTAGCCCGTTTTGTAGAAGAAAACGACAAACACATCACTGTTGCAAAACCTTTAGCACTGATGGCAACACAACAAGGCATGGGACTTGCTCCTTATGCGTTTACTATTCCACAGGACTCAAAATTGCAGATAAATAAGAGTGCAGTGGTATTTGTTTGCAAAACGGATCCAGAAATGGGTAAGCAATATATGACAAGCACCACAGGAATTCAAATGGCTTAGGAGTAAAATTGCCTCAGATTGTGACTGACAAATACAAACATGTTGGACATGCAAGCCCTACTCCTGGACCATTTCATCAAACAAAATATGTTGCCTCACAAAGCAGCGTTTTTGCTGGCTTAGGTAATGTAATTAGAGCTGGAGATGCAACTGCATGTGGAGATCCAGTGGTAGGCACCAGTCCAAATGTATATTGCGAAGGACAACTTGTTCACAGACAAGGCGATGCAACAGGCGGCCATGGTTCATGGGGACCGAACTCAGCTCTAAACGGATTTTTTAGTGTATTGGTAAATGAGTAATGGCAAAACCAAATTATGCAAGTTTGTTAGCACAAATTGCAGCTGAAACAGATCCAACTACCAAAGCAAATCTTATTGCCCAGTGCTATGTATTTCCTGAAGCTTTAACTGAAGAAGAAAAGCAATTATTTGAATATTGTAATACAGATTACATAGAATCTAATCCTGGCATAGTTGGCAATGCTCTAGCATCATACGTGGGTAAATACTACAACGATCAAGGGGAAGAAACATAATGGCTGTGACAAAGCGTTCAACAAAAGGCTCATCGTTAACCTATGCAGAAATGGATGATAACTTTGAAGCAATTGCTCCTAGAACAAGTGCAACTGGATCAATTCAAGTTCCAACTGGCAGCACAGCCGATCGTGACAGCAGTCCAACTTTAGGAAGTCTAAGATTTAATAGTAGTTTAAATGCATTCGAAGGTTATACAAGTATTGGATGGGACACATTAGCAGCCGCTATTTCAGGATCAGGCGAAGTAAACCAAAATGCATTCAGTGTGGTTGCAGTAAGCGGGCAGAATGATGTATCAGCTGATCA